TGGTGACAGAACTTTAACAATGCCATCAGGAGCTGAAAGAGTTTGGATCATAAGTGATGAAACAGTTAGAGGAGGATCAAACAGAACATTAAGTGTTTTAACAGCTAGTGGTACATCTCAACCTGTGCCTCCAGGAGCAACTTTACTTTGTATTTCTGATGGTACAAACACAACAACAAGAATTATAGAAAAAGGTTATGCAACTATAACTGACTCTAACTCACCCTATGCAGCGGTATCAGGTGCACAAATTTTTGCTAACACAACAGCTAACCCTATAGAGATTGATTTACCAGCGTCTCCAGCAGTAGGTGATGAAATTACTATTATTGATACTAGAGGTACATTCGGATCTAATAACTTAACCATTGATAGAAATGGTCAACCTATAAATACTGGAACATCTAATTTAGTTTTAAATACAAATGGACAATCCATTACTTTAGTTTATGTAGATGCCACTAGAGGTTGGGCTTTCAAAACAAACACAGCATAGGAGCTAACAAATGGCTCTAACCAAAATTAAATTCGCACCTGGAATTGATAAACAAGACACAGCTGTTGGCGCTGAAGGTCGTTGGGTTGATTCTGATAATGTAAGATTTAGATATGGACTACCTGAAAAAGTTGGTGGTTGGCAATCTCTATTGACAGATACAATATGTGGTGTGGCTAGAAAGATGTTACCTTTTGTTGATAATGATGGTAATAGATATGTAGCTATTGGCACAGATAAATTTTTACTTGTATATTTTGAAGGACAACTTTTTGATGTTACACCTTTAAAAACTAGTATTACTGGTGCAACACTTTCAACAAATTCTACGACAACAGTTACGATAACAACTTCAGCAGCACATGGAATAAATGTAGGTGATATAGTTTTATTTGATAGTGTTACTTTACCAGGTGGTACAGGTTTTTCAGCATCAGATTTTGAAGATAAAAACTTTCAAGTTATCACTGTTCCAAGTCCAACAACTTTTACAATTACAATGGGATCAGCTGCAAGCGGAACAGTAAGTGCTGGTGGTAGCATAACTTTAAAACCTTACGAACCTGTTGGCCCAGCTGCACAATCCTATGGTTATGGATTTGGTATTGGAAACTATGGTGGTACTATTACTGGTGTTGTGCAAACAGAATTAGATGGATCGTTGAACGCGGATACTGCTGGTACAGGTGGATCGGGAACAGCTGTTACTGTAGATTCAACTACTGATTTTCCAGCTTCAGGAACGATTGCAATAGCAAACGAATTAATTACATATACATCAAAAAGTTCTACACAATTTTTAGGTATTACTAGAGGTGCATTAGGTACGGCAACTATAGGTACATCAAATGGTCAGGCTCACAGCACTAATGCTGTAGTTCAAAATGCAACAGACTTTACAGGATTTGGAAGTGCAGTAGAAGCATCTACAGTTACATTAGAACCAGGACTTTGGTCTTTAAGTAATTTTGGTGAAGTGCTTATAGCAACTGTATTGAATGGTAAAACATTTACTTGGAATTCAGGAATTGCAGCTAGACTTACAACAAGAGCTTCAACAACCACATCAGGATTTGAAACTAACAATAACCCAACAGCAACAAGATCAACGTTAGTTTCTCCAACAACAAGACACTTAATTCATTTTGGAACTGAAACAACTATTGGTACACCTGATACTCAAGATGATATGTTTATTAGATTTTCTGCGGATGAAAGCATTAATGAATATACGGTTGAAGCAACCAACACAGCAGGCACACAAAGATTACAAGATGGCACAAAGATTATGGGTGCATTAGTTGCAAAAGAAAATATTCTAGTCTGGACTGATAACGCACTTTACACAATGAAGTTTGTAGGTGCACCATTTACATTTGGTTTTGAACAAGTAGGTACAAACTGTGGTTTGATTGGACAGAACGCAGCCATTGAAATAGATGGTGTTGCTTATTGGATGGGTACAAATGGTTTCTTCTCTTTTGATGGTACCGTTAACTCATTACCTTGTTCTTTAGAAGATGATATTTATGACAATATTGATACTACAAAAGGACAACAAATAAATGCAGGTATTAATAATCTATTTACAGAAGTAACATGGTGGTATCCAACATCCGGCTCTGATTTTAATAATAGATATGTTGCTTATAACTACGGTGAAGATAATGCTAGGTTAGCTATGGGTAATTGGTATGGTGGAACAAATACTAATTCAATTAGAACAACTTGGATTGATTCTTTAATCTATCCTAAACCTTATGCCACAGCTTACAATAGTTCAGCCACAGGAACTTTTCCAGCTATAGTAGGTCAAACAGGATTAGGTCAAAGTGTTTTGTTTGAACATGAGATTGGTACTGATCAAATTAATCCTGATGGTAGCACAACAACTTTAACATCTTTTGTGCAATCATTTAGTTTTTCTTTACAAAAAGATCAAAGTGAAATCTTTTTAGCAATGAGAAGATTCTTACCTAACTTTAAAGTTTTAACAGGAAATAATAAAGTAACCATTGGTATAAGCGATTTTCCAGCTGAATCTAGAACAGATTCTGCATTAAGCCCCTTTACAATTACATCATCTACGAATAAAGTAGATACAAGAGCAAGAGGAAGATACGCTAGTATTAAAATAGAGAATACCGGATCAGGTGAGGCATGGAGATTTGGTACCTTT